CAAAGTCATCCACAATTTGAGCGCAAGCCTCTCGCTCGGCAGCGGCAACAAGGTTGGCAAAGTGTTGAAGGATTTCCCATTCGTAATCCAGCAGTGTGTCAAGAGGTCCGCACACTCTCCCGAGGTCACACTCCAGCGCCATGCGGATAATGTCGTCTTTGGTCATTTCAAAATCTCCCTCTCAAGCACCTCGGTTGCATCGGTCAGTTGCTCGTACAAGTAGTCAGGAAAAGATATTTTGCTCACCAGAATTGCGCTCTCCATTGCCGACAGTAGGCGTAGGATTTTCAGCATCTCTTGCTTGGTCATGTCAAGTACCCCACGAGGAAAGCAAACGCCGCCAACGAGATCGCGGTGATCGCTACCGCAATGGTTAGTGCAAGCCAGTCGGGTTTGTAGAGGTCTTCGATCTCGTCGTCTTTGATTTCGTCGTTCATGCTTCCCTCGCTTTCAGCATGGCGTCTGCCATTTGGTAGGCCAGTCGGGAAATGTCGCTATCGGTTAAAGGATCAGGGCCATCACTTCCGTCAGGCTCTGTTACGTGGTCAGGACAAGCATAAATACCCTGCATCGCCTTCGCCGCAAAGTAATCGCGGAGGGTCATGCCTGTGTATTCGTGCTGTTCAAATGCGGCACTCGGAAACGCTGGGCCTCCTGTGTTTGTTGTCATGTCCGATTCCCCCGGCTCGGCAAGCTGAAAGCCACAAGGCTACCGGCCCGTGGCACCTGTGCGGTGTAGTCACCGTCACCCGTTTTGTAGTGGCCGCGCTGCCACAGGTTGTTCTCTGCTGCCTTGACCTCGCCAGCCAGCTTCTCGCGCTCAACGTATGCACCCATGATTTCCTTGGTTTTTCGATTTAACTCAAGGCTGGCGCTTTGCACAATGTGGCTTGGTGCGCTATTTTTGATAATTGGCGTCAGCTTCATGATCAGAAGGGCACGTCGCCATCATCATCTTTTGGCAAGCCCTGGTACTCTTTCGGCTTGGGGTCATTGAGATATGCCCAGCCATCCCAGCCGCCCTCCTTCAGTGGGATAACGTCCAGTTTGAGCATATCGCCGCGCTGTCCCTGGATGATTGACCCAATGCGCTGATAACGGTTCTTCTTCTCGCCTTGGCCGTTGGTGTATTGGCCGACGATGCACGTGATTTCTTTGATGATTGCCATGATTTCTTTCAGTAGGTGTGTTGTTTGCTGATTTCTTGGATAACCTGGTCGTAGTAGACCCTGGCCGCTTCGACTTTGACTTTGATCTTGTCTTCTAGTGTTGCATCCCTTTCATATGGAACAATGGTTACGCGCAGTTCTCGATTGATGTGATCAACCTGGTGCAGTGATTTATTCTCCCAGCCAATCAGATCCGCAGGAGTGCTGACCAGGCAGTAAGCAATGTCTGCCCGTGGCTTGTCCCACAGCATCATGTAAGCGCGCAGCTGCCATTCGTAACCCTTGTCTTCGCCCTGGTCAGCTAGGACGGGGAAGGTGGTCAGACACCAGCTGCTCTTAATGTCAATAATCCTGTCATCCGCCACAATGTCAGCCTCGCCGGTGATCCAGGCGTTGTGTCGGCGCTCAGTGTTTTTGCTGTGGCTGGTAAGGTGGACAGCGTTGTATAGGTCAATTGATTCGTCTTCAACCTGGATGCCCTTGTCCATATACTTGCTGCTGACCCGCTCGTCATATCCGTAGACAAACTCTTTGGCCAACTTGGTAACGTAGGTCTTAGCACCGACAGACAGCTCATCTTTGCCCTTGCCGTCGGTCATGATGGCTGACAGGGCGCTTGCGCGAAATAGGATGCTCATAGTGTTGCCTTTCTTTGGTCTTTGGCCTTAGTAATCTGATCACGCGCTTTCTGATCATCACCAACAGTTTTGATTGCTTTGAAGAATGCTTCTTTAAGCTGGTCGTGCGAATTGGATTCGGCAATGTCATCCAGCAGCGCATTAACCGTGGCGTCTGTCACCTTGGGTGGTGGCTTGCTACCTGCGTTGCCATCGTCATCTTCAGGTGCAATCCCGCAAGCCGCCATCAAACTGTACCGCCTGGCATACGTCAGAGCAGAGCCATAACCCTGTGGATCGTGTTTAGCAGCGGGAACGTGAAGTTTGCCGCATTCCAGCATTTCACCGCTTTCATGCACAAACACGGTTTCTACGGTCACACCGTTATCGTCCAGGCTGTTGCGCTGGATGAGTGCTATGCCGTTGTCGTTTAAACCGCCTATGACAGCCTCGACGCAAGCGGCAAGGTCAGCGTAGCGGCTTTTGAAATGCGGGTTCGTAGCGGTCTTTAAAGCAGGCCCGAAGGCCTTTTGTGCTTTCACCAAAGCAGAGGCTATTTGTTTCATACAGTCTTCTCCTTGATTTCCAGAGATTCCTTGCTGTCAGCAAAGAACGTGATTTGCGTCTGATTGCCGTGCTTGTCAGTCACGTTCAAAGTACGCCGCCAAAACAAACCCGCTGCGCTGGTCAGTTCATTGGGTTCAGTCATTTCCATAGATTTGACTTCATGGATCATGGTCATGGTTGTCATTTCATTTCCTTTTTTATTAAGCGCATAACTTTAATTTGCATAATCTTCGCCTCAATCAGTTCTGGTGGAATTAAATCAGCGGAAATTTGCATGGATTTAGATAAATTGTGTTTAGTATTTTTAAATAAAAACTGTTCATGATTAGTTTTTTCATAATTTTTTCTAGTTTTTGCCGTTCTTTCAGGATTTGCCTTTTGATAATTTTTAGTTGCCAACTTTTGTTTTTCTGGAAATTTTTTGTAATAATCTTTTCCTCTATTTTTATGATATTCAGGATTTGATTTTTTAATAGCTTCTTGATAAGCCTTTTGATAAGTTGCAATTTTTTCTTTATTGGTTTCACAATAAATTTGTGCTGCAACCTTTTTTTTCTCAATATCTGCGTAAGGCATTTGAAGTACCTTGATTGCTTTGAACGTCGATCACGACAGACTTGTGTTGGTTGTTAAGGAAAATGTCGCGAGCCAGTTCAAGTTGCTCAGCCTTAAGAAATTTTCCTGTGATGTTGGCAAGTTCGGATGCCGTCTTCAAATCAATCTCGCCGCTTTCCAAATCTTTATACAATTTAGACATTGCGTTTCTAATATCTTGCATGGTTTGCATTTTCATTTCCCCTTGTAAGCCAGTTCGATTTCCAGTTCCTTGATACGCTCCTGGGCGTTGTCCAACAGATAGGCCATTTCGCGCAACTTGCTGGAAAGCATTCCGCATTCAAACGCCAGTCGGTCGGCAGGGGCAGCGTTTACGTAAGCACGGTTCGCAATGTCCGTGATGCCGGACAGAATGTCATCAATTTTCACAATTGCACTTTCTGGGTCTTGTGACCCCGTTTAGTCAAACATTGGACACTGCCGTTCTCCAGCTGCGTCCACCCTGCGTTATCGCCACACATTGCCTGTGCAGCACGTTCAAACCTCGCCTGCGCTCTTTGTTCTGCTTGCATAGCCTTGGCATCAGCAGCGGCATCAATCGCAGCCTGGTGATCGCTAGGGCCGTCTAGCAGGTATGCGGTAGACAACACCAAAGCTGTCAAAGCTGCCAGCGTCCAGTTGATCAAGTGATTCATTCGGCATCCCTCCGGTTTTCGTAGCGCTCTTGGCCCTTGTCGTACTGGTCATGTTCAGCCTGGACCGCCATGTCTTCCAAGGCTTCTTCTTCAATCGTGCCAGCCAGATCGCCAATGACCTCGGAAATGTCGACACCTTCAACCAGCGCCCAGACAAGTTCGACTGCTGCTGCACTACCTGGATGGTCGTAAGTAGCGCGTTCCTCTTCCTCAAATGCCAGATAGCAATCCAGTACCAAGCCGCCAGCAGTCTCGAAACGATGGTTGTACAGGCCATACAGGTCTGCTTTGGTTGGCTTGTAGCCGGTTGTCCAGATGGGAGTTTTCATGATGTTCTTTCAGGGGCCGAAGCCCCGTTGTGTTTTACAGAGTGTTCCACTTGGTCACGTTGCGGTAGTCGTAGTCTTGGCCAAAACAAACGGTCACCAAGTTGCTAACTTCTTCTTTCTCGCCGTCAATCACGATTCGGCCCTTGCCCACAACTCGGCCAAACAGTGTGCGCTGCTCTGCGGCAGTCATCCTGCTAACAAAGCGACCAAAGATGGTGCCAGTATTTTTGAGGAGGAAGAGTGCGAGGTTTGCTGCGTAATCCATGATGTTTTCCTAAAAAGACCCTTTGCAATTTGCTGGGGATTGACTGCATCATAAGCCAGCTTAAATCATGTCGTCAACAACTTTGTTAATCTCCCTTAACTTTTGTCAAGTATTGACAGCTCTCACTCTGTAAAGCTGGCTTACAATGCGGCATGACTAAAGAACAGGCGATCACTCTTGCTGGCTCCCAAGCCAAGCTGGCGGCATTGCTGGAGATCAGTGATGCTGCTGTCAGCCAGTGGGAAACGATTCCAGAGAAGCGCATCTGGCAGCTGAAAGTCTTGCGACCTGGTTGGTTTGTAGGGTAATATTGGGAAGTTTTGGGACGCTTGGCGGCGTCATTCGCAGTAGGGTTACACATGCTGTCTGCTGGTATTGCGCCAGTCCGCCAACACCGAAAGGTGAGACAGCAGGTGTAGCCCTTTTTTTTGGGGTTTTTATGGATTTGCAAAGTTTTTTAGATGCAAAAACAATGATTGCTTCTATTCTTAATTTACCGATTGATGAGCGCGTTAATGCAATTAATGAATTGCGGCAAGCGTTGCATGATGTTTCTCCATTTAATACTGAACCTGTAGATTTTGTTAAATGGGTGAAAAACTCATTAGTTCATGCAAATGACTACAACCCAAATAGCGTTGCCCCTCCAGAAATGGAACTTCTTCGTCATTCTATTTCGGCGGATGGATACACGCAGCCTATTGTGTCTATGCCTGATGGAGAAACATACGAGGTTATTGACGGGTTTCATCGCCATCGGGTAGGAAAAGAATGTGCAGATATCCAATCACGTGTGCATGGATATCTTCCTCTTGTGCAGATTCGCTCTACACAAAAAGACAAGACTGATCGCATGGCTTCTACCATTAGGCACAACCGTGCTCGTGGTGAACACAAAGTGGAGTCAATGGCTGACATAGTTGTTGAGCTAAAGCGCAGATTTTGGAATGACGAAAAGATAGCAAAAGAGCTAGGCATGGAACCAGATGAAGTTTTGCGTTTAACGCAAGTTACCGGCTTGGCTGGTTTGTTCCAAGACCGTCAGTTTTCCGAGGCATGGGAAGCCGACACGTTTAGGGAAACGGAGGGTGAAAATGTTGAAGATCAATGAGAAAGAGCCTTCCGCTGAAGAAGTTTGGTATCCGTTTGATCAACTTGAAGAGTACGACTCTGCCATGTGGAAAAACGTCAACCAAAGAACAACGTGGCTTCAACTTGCCCAAGTGTTTACTGGTAACGCTGAGTTGTATGGCGAATGGATGCTTCGCGTTGTTGAGTCGTGGCCAAAGTCATGCCAGCATAACCTATCAAAAAGCGGCGACAAACGTCCCTGGATTGGCCATGCGGCAGTCGCTATTGCCATTAATTGCCCAGAAGACATTGTTCGCGCAGCTTGGGCCAACCTAACTCAAACACAGCAAGACGCTGCCAATAAAAAAGCAGAAGAAGCAATTGAAATTTGGAGAAAAAAAAATGCCTAAACGTAGCCTCGGTATGGACGTTC